GCTAAAACTGATGCTGCTAATGTTATTCTACCAGAAGTTGCATTAATTGTAACTCCTGTTGAGTGATTTGTTGCTTGTGTAACTGTTCCTGTACCTGTATGTACAAGACCTTTAGCTGCCTGAGTAATAACTAAATTACCTGTATCAACTGTTACATTTTGACCTTCTGCTGCAACAGTTAATCCTGCAGTAGCTGTACTACTTGTATAAGTTTTTAATTGAATGTTACCATCAGAAGATCCTGAAGTATCTCTACCTGCTGTAATTACTACATTACCACCTGCTCCATTTCCTGATGCTGTACCACCTGTTAAATTTAAATGTCCTGCAGCTGCACCAGCACTACTACCCCCTTCTATTGTTACTGATTGTCCAGCTGTGCTAGAAGTTGTAGCTGTTGGTTTTATTGTAGGAGCATCTGTATTTGTAAATCTAATGCCTCCTTTTATATTTAAACTATCAGCAAAAGCTGCTGTAGGAGTTGATTGTCCTATAAATACTTTACCGTCATTGTCTACTGTTAAACCTTCTGCAGATCCATCTCCAGATATAAATGCTGTACCTCCAACTAAATCTATATTGTATGTAGTACTATCTGCTGCATTACGCATATCTATGTTTGCTTCTGCGTTAGATATTGAAGCTGCAATTGTAATTGCTCCTGCAGCATTAGTTATTGTCACACCTGTTCCTGCAGTAAGTGTAGCTACTGATGGATAACCATTAGTTGCATTACCTATAAGCAATTGTCCATTTGTAGACATTGCAGTTGATGCAGCTATTGTATCTGTAGCACTTGCGTACAATACAGATCCTTTTGCTACTGTAGATAAACCAGTACCTCCGTTTGTTACTCCACATTCTCCTGTAACTGTACCAGTAAAATCTACACTTGATATAAATCCTGAAGTAGCATTGTTACATAAACTAAGATCTATACCAGCTTCTAATACTGTTAGTACAAGATTACTAGAAGTTGTTTCTACAGTTAACAACCCTGTATCACCACTCTTTATACCTTTAAATGCTATTTGATTTTTATTTGTTAGTGTTGCACTATTATATAATGTTTCACTGCTACTTCCTGCTGTAGATACAGCTGGAAATAGACTTTCTACTGTTAATTTTTTAGATTGACCTGTGCTACTATTTGTAACAAGTAAAAAATCTGTGCTTGCTACAGCTGTTTTTGCTAAGGTTACTAAGTCTGTTATTTTTGCCATATTATTTTTTTATATTTGTAAACCATCGATACCATCTATACTTGTATTTGTTCTACCTCTTCTTGATGGTGGTAGTGATTTAACATTTTTAATTACTTTTTCATCTACTATATTACAGTCTACACAGAACTTAGCAACAAATGTATTAAATTTATCTAAATAATTTACACTGTCTGGAAATGAAGTTATTTGTAGACCTGGTACGCATTGTTGCCAAACACCAGATTTTGCTCCTTGAGCTGATTCAGGATTATGTCCTACAGCACTAATGCTTGTTGTTGGTGGAACTACTTGATAGATAAGACCACTAGGCATCTTTATAACATCTCCTAAATATAAAGTATTTGATGCTACAAAATATAAACTAGGATCTGTTATTGTAGTTCCTTCACCTGTTGCTATGCTAGATCCTGCATGCCCTTGATCATTAAGTCCTGTTACTGGTCCTCCTGTTGTCCATAATGATGCACATGTTCCAATTGTAGATGCATTTGGAGTTGCAGAATCTGCACAGTTATATATACACTTTGTTCCTCTTTTGCTTACTAGATATTCTATTAGAATAACTTTCCAAGCATTCATTATAGAACAATCATCTGCCTGTCCTGTAACTAATTTGTTATAGTATTGAAAACCATTTTTAGCTATACATGCTTGTAATAAACTAATTAATGAATTAGTATTTGCAGGTATACAAGGATTTACTACTGGTGGGTACAGACATGAACCGTCGTCTATTGATGCATTAGGATCATAGTTTAACGCATTAGGATCTATACATCCTGCATATAAACATGAGCCGTCATCTGTAGTTGCTGTAGGGTCATAATTTGAAGCGTTAGGGTCAGTACATCCACAAGCCGCAGTAGTACTACCTACATTTCCATAGACATTTTCTATGCATCCAAAGTTATCTGTTATAACTGCTAAATAAACTCCAGGCCCTACATTAGAAAGTGTAGAAGTAAATTGATGATTAGGACTATTTGCATTATTATATGTAGTAGGATCTGTATAAATTAAATTATTAGAGTTGTCAAAAAATTGTACTGTTTTACTTTGTCCTGACATTGATCCAGTATTCATAATTGGAACAGTAATAGTAAATGATCCATCATTATTAGCTGCTGGACATCCTCCTGTAGCATCAGTTGTTGTAAAAGTAGATGGAGGTCCTTGATTACGTGGACTACATGGATAAAAACAACATCCGTCATCTACTGTTGCAGTTACTGTTGCACCTGAACAGTTTTTATTATAATTATACGCTGTTGGGTCAGTACATCCGTAAACTCCATATATACATGAACCATCATCCGTATTAGCATTTGGATCGTAATTCAAAGCAGTTGGATCAGTACATCCATATACATAAGGAATACATGAACCATCATCACAAGTAGCAAGAGGGTCATAATTAGTCATAGTAGAATCAGTACATCCGTAAATACAAAAGACGCATGATCCATCATCACAAACTGCCGTTGGGTCGTAGTTTAATGCAGTGCTATCTGTACATCCAAAAGTAGGATTTGAAATTTGTATCTGTGCACTTGTTTGTGTACAGTCTGCAGAATTACTATATGAGCTTGTTAGTACTACTCTGTAAAACCCAGGATCTACAAAAGTATTACCAGTTATAGATGAACCTTGAGTCCAAGTAAATTGATACGTAGCGTTATTAGTAGGTGTATAAGTATTTGTATTTACTGTAGTTATTGTACCCTGCGAGTCTGCATGTTCTAATGTAAAAGTTAATAAATCTGGTACAGGATCACAATAAAAATCTGCTACTAATGTATTAGTTGCACATTGCTGTGATGGATTTGTTAACGTAGGTACATTACAACAAAAGTTATTTAATATTGTACAATATGATGGATTAGACCACCATAAAATATCTTCTGCTACTGGTATTATTAATGTGCCAGGAGGACTATTTGTATTTGTAATAGCTGTTGCATAATTACCACTCGTATGCACACATACATTTATAGGTATTACAAAATAAAATACTGAATAACATTGTTCTATTTCTACTGTAGCGTCTGGATCACTAATTGCTAATTTTACAGCATAATAACCATAAGTTAAATTTCCACCTACACTTGTAGTATTAAAAGTACCGTTCCATTGTCCTTGTCCATTATTTATTAAACTACCTACTGTACTAAAGTTAGTTAAATCATTAGGAGTTAAACTAGTTTGTGCATTATCCCAATCAATTTTATTAGTAGTCTTATAAAACTGTATAGTATAATCTGCATTATTCATTCCATTGGCATCTACAACATCATTTATAAATTGTTGAAATTGACCAGTTGCAGGAATATTTTGTAAAAGAACTGTTCCGTCAGTTGAAGTTGTTCTAAGTGTAGGTGTTGTTATAAATGAGTTTACTCCAGTAACTGCTATTTCTCCTGCTGAAGGAGCAACATTAGAAGTAGCATCTATTAAGGTTCCGTTGGTTGCGTTACAGTATAAACAAGAACCATCATCTACTACTGCATTTGAGTTATAGTTTAAAGCTACTCCATCATTTGTACTAGCATCATTATCTGTACATCCTGCAACACCAAGTCCATCTTGTACACACACATCTATAAAATCATAACAAGGTGTTACAACTCCTGATGCATTTACAGATTCATCTCTTACATATATTCTGTAACATCCTGCTACTAGTCCTGTACTAAATGATCCTCCTACACCATGTGTTTGAGCTGGAATAAGAGTTTGTGTAACACTACCTAAAGTAACTGTTAATGCTCCTAAAGCAGTAAATGATGCAGTTTGTGGAGTAGTGACTGCATCTTGTGCTAAATCTTGTTGAAATCCAAAAGTAAAAGTATTAACATTTTGTCCAACCCCAGAAGGGTGTGTCGCATATCCATACCCTAAAGTATTACCAGCAGTTGCTGATGCTCCTAAGCCTCCTATTGTTTGATTATTTAATGCTTGTATAGTCCATGCATATCTACCAAGACCTGTTTCAGTTCCAGTAGCTGTACCTAATCCTCCAATACCATAACCATTTCCTGAAGGAGTTGCTCCTGAAAAACCTCCATCTAAAACTGTAACTTCTATTACTCCATCATCACCTCCTAATACTGTTACATCTTTAACTGTTGCTTGTATAGTTAAACCATTACAATCTGGACAACAAGCTCCTGCATTCCATTGTGCTAATGATGGATTTGCTACATAATTAATTGCAGGACTTCCAAAAGCTAATAAGTTATTGCTATCACAATCTGTTCCTGTAAGTTGAAACCAAGCAGTAGACTGTGGATCTAAACATGCATTAAAAGATACTACTGGTGGTACTGCTGTACAGCTTGGAGTATTTTCTGAGTACACATGTACATCTGCAAAAACCGTACCATTATTAGGACCAAATGCTCCTTGATAACCGCCAAAAGGAGTACCCTCAAAACCTACTACTGCATAATCATAAGCATTTTGACTTCCTATATTAGCTGCCCAATAATCATTTGCATTTGTAAAACTACCTATTTGGTATCCACCATCATAATTAGATATAATACCTTTATAATATTGTTCTCCTGAAAAATTTTCTTCGTGGTTACCAGCATTACTAAAACCAAAATCTACGTTAGAATCAAAACTTAAATCTGTAAAATACGGAAAATTTGGTTGACCTATATTAGTAGTATACGTTTGATTGTGATAGCCACTTGGTAAACCTATGTTGTTATTCTGTACTACTTTAAAAAATCCTGATCTTTCCCAATCACTACGAGCACCATATCCACCACTACCCGGACCACTACTACCTCCTGGCATACTAACAATATTTTGTGATATTGAAGTATGTGTATGTCCTGTAGTTCCATCTCCTATACATCCATCTGCTCTATGGGTATTAGTAAAAGTTAGTCCTGACGATGAACCAGCATTTGAATATGCATCTAAATGATCTGAACCAGGTAATAATACTTGAAATTGTCTTCTATCACCACTTGCCCATGTAACTTCAATTAAACGTCTAAAAGGAAAGTAAGGTAAAGCTCCTGAATTATTTTCATATTCTAAATAAAATTGTTTTGAAGCTGGTGCAGAAGGATCATATAATTCTGATCCAGATTGTCTACCAAGATAAACTGTATTAGTACCACCAAGTCCTTTGTTAAGATCAATAATATCAGCATTTCCTTGTGATGTAAAATAAGGAGCACCTGAATTAACAGGTGTTATATCATCAATAGATGCAACAGAATCAAAAGCAGAATCTATAGTAAGAGACCCTGTATTAAAATCTTCTGCTGTAACAAAAGCATTTACATAAATTCTTACAGTACATCCTGAAGACCCCAAGTTGGAAATACTAGGTGCATAAGGACCTGCAGTTAATTGTATGTGTTTAGGTAATCCTTGTGGTGGAGGAGCACCAAACTGTATAAGTCTAGAATGTTGGCTAGGTTTTCCTGTGTATGGTTGTACTTTTAAATACTCTTCTCCAGATCCTGCTACTACATCTCCTTGAGGATCTGGCGTATCTCCTACTATTCTTGTATCAGTATTATAATCTACAGCAGCATCTGCTCCAGATCCAGATTCTCCAGAACCAGATTGTGTTTTTTCTTGTTGATCCTCAGATTGTTCTCCCTGTTCTTCTTGTCCACCTCCTTGTTGGTTATCACCGTAATCTCCGTCTGGGTAGTAAAATATTGGAAAGTATTTAAACATATTTTATTTGTTTAGCAATCGCATCCGCAACTATTGTCACAAACTTCTCTTGCTTTAGTATATTTATTATTTGCGTCTTGTATGTATCCTGTTTGTAGTGTTGTACCTACAGTATTTCCTTGTTTTAGTGAATATTCAGAAGACTTTAGTAATAGCATAATTTTTTGAGCTTTTGCTAAAGTTGTAGAACATTTTGCACAGTCACAAGCACAGTCTATAAGTTCATTGGTTAATTTTGCTAAACAGCAATCAATATCACATGCTAGTAATACAGATTTTCTGTCTTGCTCTGCTCCATCAATATAGGAGACTATGGTAAAAATCCCATTAGACATAGATAAATCAGAGACTAATAAAGGATAGGTAATAGGACCGCTTGTAGCAGTTACTGTAAAATTTGGAGATGTTATATTTAATACACTTGATCCTGATGCATTTACTACACCAAAAGTTAAAATAGCACTAGTACTAGCACTATAATAATCTGCAACTATATTAATTTGTTCACACGTAGGTGATGCCGCTACTGTTAAAGCCATAGTTTATTTGTTTTAAAATTAGAAAAAGATGTATAGGGGGACTGTGCCCCCTATAATCTTATAGTTTTTGACTGCTGTTAAGCGTCAGGTCCGTTTATGTAAGCTACGTAAGCAGTTATTGCTCCTGCAGTTAAAGCTCCTGTTGCTACAGTAATTTGTAGCGGAGATGCTTCAACAATAGAGAAACCGTTAGTTACAGCAACTTCTCCATCTGCTACAGATCCAGCAGCAATTGCAGCTGTTAAAGCAACATCGCCAGATGCTCCTGCAGCTTGTAATTGTACAGTACCTGAAGCTGAAGTTGCGCAATTAGTAGTCTCATCAAAGTATACATGAACTACTTTTGCTCCAGCTGGTAGAGTTACTCCTAAAGAGTAGTCTCCTGTAGATGTAAGAGCTCCTGAAGATCCGCTTACAACATTTATTTTATTTAATAATCCCATTTTAATTTATTTTTTTAAGGTTAATATTATAAGTTAACTGGTGCAAAGTTTACACTTGCTAAATATCCATTTAATACAGACTCTAAAGCTTGAGTTTGAGCAGCTGTACCATTATCAAAAGCAATATTTATTTCGATTAGGTTATCAACACCATGAATTTGTGAACTTGAAGATCCATCTTTTGTAGCAGCAATGTGATACATGTCGTAAGTACCAGAAGTTAACGCAGTTGTAGCTGGCGTTACAGGTAAATTACGTCTTTCATAGTATCCATACTGAGTACCTTTTAATGACTTTTCGTATTCGATTACATAATGAGGATCTCCAGAACCTCTGTCTCCAGCAGTTTGTGCTGAATCAGTCATTGTAGTTCCGTTACCGTTACCATCGATAGCTTCAAAAGATAAATCCATTTCTACTAGATCTTCTTGTACAGATCCATCAGCCTTAGACTCACCTTTTTTAAATCCTGTAAAGTCAATGCTTGTACCGTTGTTAGTAATACTGTTTACCCAGTGAGGTAAGTCAGCATTAATAGCTGTAGTAAAAGCTGTACACTGAGCAGTTGGAGTTGCACCAGCAGCTACAGTAATAGTGTATGACTTCATTTCAAATGGAGAATTACCATTAGTTTTGTTTATAACTTTTAAAGTGTGCTCACCAGCAGCTGTTGCGTTAGTAGCTAATGCAGCTCTTCTAACTTGTGCAGTTTGTGCAGCATGAGATCTACCACTCCAGTTAATAACATCTTTACCATAAATCCAAGGACTTACGATATTAGTTGTTCCATTTCCTTGCACTATTCTAAACTGAGCAGAATCTGCAATTGTGTCTCCAGCAACCATACTAGTTGGTCCTGAATCACTTAATTTTTGTATGTCAACGGCACCATCAGCTAATACTCCAGAAGAGTAAGATACTGCAGTGTCATTACCTACCATTAAATGTCTTGCCATTTTATTTTATTTTTTAATTAATAAATTTTTATTCATTTTTGTTTACCTCTATTTGATGAGTTTGATACCGTGGATCAGAAATCCCTTCCAGTATACTACTTACAGTCATGTCCACTATCTCTTGATGACAGTGTTCAGGTAATTCACAACTAATCCCCAAAGATAACGAAATCTTAGAGGGTTTTCTTATATAAGTTATTTTCAAAGCGTCTATTATAAATATATCACTCGTATACATATCTATAGCATTTCCACGTATTGTGTATATTGGTCCTGTGTGTTTGGTTGTATTAAACGGGTCTGTTAGTAATGTAAATATATCATCTTGTTGAACAAATTTACTACTTACTGTTACTTCTACAGGTTCTCCATTTAATACTCTTTTCTCTTTTAAATTAGCAGCTGAATAATAAGGATCTCTACTTTGTAAATGTGATCCTCCAGATTGTACATTAACTATAGTTGTTACTGTACCTACTGATGCGTCCCACTCTAACCAAGGAAATACATTTGGATCTGGTACTACAATAAACTGTCCTTGATAGTTTAGTTCTCCAAACTGTTCCCAGTATATTGTAAACCCTGTTCCTGGGTTATCTAATATATCTCCTCTAACAGAATTTATATCCTGTGGAAATTGATAACTATTATTATTTTGCCATACAATAGCTGATCCTTGTGTTAAATCACTTGCATCTTCATACATTATAATTGAATCTGCAATTGAAGAGTTGTTATTACAAACAAATGCATCTAAAGAAATAGTAAAAAATAATAAAGGTGTAGGTTCATTTAAAAAATAATCTACTTCAGTACAGGTATTATTTCTGTGTACTCTAGCTAATGTGTTAACTAAATATAAATAGTCAGGAGGTAAAGTAAAAGTGTCAACACTAAACTTAGCTCCTAACACTTCTTTAAAAAGTGTAGGTGCTTCATATTCTCTTACTAATGATCTTAAATCATCAATACGTTTTTGTGACTCCTCAAATCCTTTTCTATATTTATTATTCTTACCATATTTAGTATTAATAAATCTCATCATAGACTTATTTAATTCTATATCTATTTCTTGTGGTAAAAGCAAATCAGCTTGGAGTGAATTTATTTTATCCACTCCTTGCTGTATTGCTAAATGCATTTCTTGTACATTCATATTATGCTAATGCTAATTCTTTAAGTTTAGCTCTCATTACTGTTAGTTTACCAGAGTTCTTTTTATCTTTTAGAAATACAACTGTGTCGTCCATGTCTTCACCAAGTACTTCATCGATATAAATTATCTGTGTTCCAATCTTTCTAAGAACTCCAGCTGTTACCATTTCTTCGATCTCAGACTTTAGTTCTAAATTCTTATCTGTAGCAATTCTAAGGAATTTTTTTGGATTAGTATTTTTAAGTTCATATAAAGAATTTTCTATTTGATCTTCTGTCATCCTATCAGGATTAGCAGTAGATAAAAGTCTTAATACTCTCTTCATTGATTTTGGATTAGAAGATAGTTTTATAAATTCTTTATCTGCATCTTTTTTCATCTGTATTTTATTATTCTTAACTTTATCATCTCGTGATAAATCTTGGATATAAAATCTTTTGTTAAAATCAGCATCCATTTCATCTTTAGTCATAGCTACATGTGGATGTTTTAATGCAAACCTATACTTAATGTAATCCATTATTTGTAAAGGAAAATCATTATCATCCATACCTATTTCTAATTCTACCCCAGTAAAGCCAATAGGTATTGACATTTCTGCCCAGTAATTTCTAGCGTATTTAGGCCAGTCATTATGATCTGGATTTACATCTAGAATACCTTGCATATATTGCTTTTCTTCTTCAGGGGTAAAAGGTTTTAAAGGTTGTCTATTTACATAAACACTACTGAGTTTGTATACGGCCTCAGCTCTTACCGCTTTAGGCAAATGGTTTAATAGTTCCTTTTGTCTAATTGTTACTTTTTTACTCATAATTCAGTTCTTTTTTTTAAGGTTAAGTTGTTAGGATATAAAGAATAACTCTCCTAACGGAGTTAGATTAAAGACTAAAGTCATGGGGAAATTAATCCCCACAACCTTAATCAAAAACCAATATATAGACGCAAATTAATGCCTATGTTACGATGCTGTGCACGTAATATCAATAGATGTGTCAAATCTTCTTAACACAATACCTGCTGTCTTTAACATGTGCACAGACGCCCCGTCAATGTCAGATGCTCTAGCATCAGATCCTGAGAATCCTCTAGGGACTACAGATCCAGCTACACACCATCTCATTGCCTCACGACCTTTCTTAGAAATCATTTGTAGGTTGTTTTGTCCATCATAATTAGACTGATCAACAAATACCATTCTGTAAGATTCTAAAGAGTATCCTGTTACAGGGTGTTTTGCACGAGCTTGCGCCACGGCACCATGATCAAAGATTGGTAATTTTACCACGTTGATCGTGTGTCCATCTACATGCTCATAGGTAGTGAAGTATCCAGTTAATCCTAGGTTACGTCCTGAACCTGTGATAAATCTGTTTTCTCCACCCACTTTAAAAGATCCAGAAGATCCAGCAAAGTGACTTTTAAGAGCTTCATCGAATTCTCTTGCTCCACCAGTACCAGTATATAAAGTTACTTGTTTAGTTGAAGCATCTGTCATTCCGTAGAATAAATCTCCGATGATGTTCTTTAATTTTGACTCAGTCATTACAGAGTAAGTGTCAGTATTGACAATTTGCTCTAATAAACCAGGTCCAACGATTACAGGTTGTCCATTCTCATCTTTCATGTAAGTATGTCCGTTTGAATCGTAAGTTTTTTGACCATACCAGTAGTACAATTCACACTCTTCTTTAAAGTCAAGCATGTGTAGGTACTCTTCGTAGTCCATCCAAAGCTTAGTAGTAGATCCTCCTTTAGTTGGTAAAGAAAATTCTGCTACAAAATCTTTAGCGTTTCCAGACATGTGGTAAGATTTTCTAACTGTAGTTAGTTTGTTTCTTACTGTACCTGGAGTTTCCCAGTTAGAAGCATTACCTCTAGAGAAATCAACTCCTACAGGTGCATACATTTGAGCCCAAAGTGCTCCTAGTACTGCGTCAGATGCTGCAAGAGATGCAGAAGCTGCAGGGTTAACTAATTGTAAAGTGTACTTCCATGCAGAACCACCAGCTACTTGCTCTGGCTCTTTCATAATACGTGCTTGAGCACCTGATTGAGATACTAATACGTATGGGAATACGAAGTGTTTGTCAGGAAATTCTAATGTAAAAGAAGATCCCCCTAATCCTAGGTTTGAGTTTGCATTTGTTGTTGCCACTGGTCTCGTTCTTAATCTATGTGTTGCCACACGATACTCATACTCTAATCGGTCAATAGACTTAGTGTTACCAACTCCTTCTGTTAAGAAAGATAGAGGGAATCTTTTATCGTCTTTTCCTGCTAAATGAGTAATAATTGGAGACAGTTCAGTAGGTTTAGACAACAATGCATTTGCTAGACTGTTCATATCAGTCATTTGCGAATCATTGTAAAACGTCTTTTGAACGCTTATATTTGTTCCATTTACTGCCATTTTGTTATAAAATTTTATAGGGTACCTATTTCCCTGTTAAGGTATGTCTTTAAATATTGAGATCTAAATTGTCTAAATCAAAACTTTTCTTTCGTGTTGATCTTTTACGAGCACTTTTTACAGTCTCCTCGTTTTGAGCTATTTTTTGTCTCAATGTTTTCGTAGCCGTTGTCTTTGCTTTCTTGTTTATAATATTCTCTAGATTAAATCCTTTATACATTAAATAATCTATAGCTAATTTTACTTCCATTTCAGCTTCAGAGTGATCTAAATCACGCTGTGTGTAACCTTCTTTAGTTACCGGCTTCGAGAGATAGTTAAAGAATTTTGTTTTTTCTCTTTCTGGAACTTGCAATCCTGCAAACTCTTTTGATTCTTTAATTGTCTCTTGAACTCCATTCCAAAACTCCACCTGCTGTTCTTGTTGCTTTTGTAGTTCTGCTTTTTGTCGTTCTACTAATTGCTCTTTTTCCTGTGCTTGTACTTTACCTAAAGCTTGCTTTGCTGCTTCTGCTTTTTTAAATAATTTACCAGAATCTTCATAATCTTCTAGCATTTCTTTGATAAAGTCTGCATCATGTCCTTTTTGATTAAAGTAATCTGCAAGAATTGCTTTTTGACTTCTTGAGTCATCTTCTGCAATTTCCATTTGATTATAATCTAAAGTAGGATCAAAAGCTTTCATAAATTTTTGAGATTCTCCTCCAGCTAATACATATTCCATATGTTTTTTAACTAACGGAAATTTCTCAAGAACTTCATCAATTCTTTCGTCTGCCATTTGAGAAGCTATATCTTTAGTCATCGCTGTTAATCCTTCTGCTGTATCTTCATATTCACCTTCATAACCTAAGCTATCTAATATTTCTGATACAACTGTAGAATCTTCAGTAGATTCAACTTCTTCGTCAGACTTTTCTTCTTCTACTTCTTCCTGCTCGTCTTCCTCTTCTATTTCTTCCTCAAGCTCTTCTTCTTCATCAATATCTTCAAGCTCAGCTTGTGGTTCTTCTTTTACTTCTTCTTTTTGTTCAGCTACTTCTTCGATAGGTTCTATCTCAGCAACTGTGTCAACTCCATCACCTCCAATGACATCATCAAAGGTAATATCGTCTAATTGTATTTTTTCATTTGGGTCCATATATATATTGTTTTAATTTACAAATTTAGTATTTAATTTAATTGGTTTTTACTTTTTTATATTTTTAGTTTTGTCTTTATTATATAGCACTTACTATACATATCTACTTTTATAGCCTCCAGTTCTAGCCACTTGAGTTTTATTATTATCATTCATAGCTATCTCATTAAAATACATTTTAAATTTAGGTAATGATTCTTTTTTTTGTTGGTCAAATAATTCTTGAAGTTTTTCTAGTTCAAGATCATACTTTGTATTTAATTTATCATTTACACTTTTAAATATGTTATCTAAAATTTTAGAAGCTCTTTTCTTTTCACGTTTACTACCACTTTTAAAGTCACTTACTAATGATTTATAATCATTATATTTTTGTCTATCTTTTAATTCACTTTGACTGTTGTTAAATATAGTATTAAAAGATTCCTCATCAATTAATGGGTTTCTTCTGCCTGTTTTTCTATATGAATGTTCTGTTATATTTGATTTTATAAAATCAGGATCTTTTTTAGTAAACTCCTCAGCTACCTCTTTTTTTAGATCTTTTAAATCACTTATTTGATCAGAGTATTTAACTAAAGATCCGTACCCTAATTTGTTTAAATGAAAACCTGGTGCACCTTCCTCTAAATCAACCTTAGTTATTTTTGTATAAGGAGTCTTTAGTAATTTATCAAGATTCTTTTCAGTAAATTCATTTTTATTAGCATCCCATACACCAAGCTTTTTTAATTTAGCTTCGTTCTCTGCTCTAATAGAGCTTACTTCTTCAGGCCTCATAGACCATCTACCATATCTATTTTCTTCTGGATTAAAATAATCTTCACCAAATACTTTTGTTAAAAAAGATTTATATCTGTCACCAGGCACTGACGCGCTAAGTTTACGATCAAACGTTCTAAAATCACTTCCTGCAGGTCTAAATAATGGTGAGTCATCTGTGTTGTATGAGTGCGCATATTCATGAATTATTGTGCTTCCTTCTTTAGGGCTAGGCAATACATCATTCTCACGCATTGAGTTGGTATCTAGAACATCTGCTAATTGAGCTAAGTATGTATATTTTCCAAACTCTGGTATATTCATCAGCCCTTTATTAAAAGATCCTTTTTTAGCATAATAAGGATTTTCTTTATACATTCCTAAAGCCCCATGACTTAAATCAGCTTTTTCTGGACCACTAAACTTATTAGTAATTCCAAAAGGATTTATCATAGGAGTAGTCCCTACCCTTCTATTTTCTGGAGTTCTAGTAACATATGGAAACTTTGCCATAAATGGTGCTCCTGCACCAGTAAATTCAATTTGATCACTTATTCTAGATGTTAATTCCTCATCGGATAAATTTTCACCTGTAATATTAAAAATATTTTTTTTATATCTATCTCTAAATGCTTGTGATTCTAATTTAGTTAAAAGATCCTGTTGTTGTCTAGATGTATCTATTTTTGTATACTTATCTTTAATAAAATTAAAAAGTTCTGTTTCATCATAACCTTGCATGTTATAAGTATCTATTTGATTTTTTTCGTCTAATTTAAATCCACCGTCTTCATAATCCATAATAGAATAATCAATTTCATTTTTCTTTGGAGGAGTTAATGCTGATCTATAGGTTTCTATATATTCTTCAGGTGTTTTATTTACTCCTGGTAATTTAAACTCTGTTCCATGCCTAAGAGATCTAAAATAATCTATAGCTCCTTGCCTTCCTGTTAAATTACTTAATGCTGCAATCTCATTAAATGTAAGATCACCTGTAACATCTGAATATGTTTTTGATAAATATTCTGCATTGTCTTTTAATCCTGGTATACCTGGTATTTCACCTCTATACCTCATATCAAAAATTTTATTTTGTAAAGTTGTATCTGATGCAAACTGATCTCTAGTTATATTTTCTAGTATAGGTAAATCTTTTACCTCACTATATAATTGTCCATAATAACCTGTAGCAGTACTGTTTGGATTTATCATATTAACACCATCACTACTTTCTACTCTCCTTAATCCTTTTTTAAGTTCCCAAGGAGCATTGTCATTACCTATCATATTTGGAAAATCATGAAAACCACCCATAGCAGCTAATTGTGTAGGTTCAGATATAGTACTATCTACTAAATTAGATGGTACTGCTGAAACACTTTCCATGTTTATATTATCTATAGGCTGAGGTTGTTGTGGCATAACTACAGGTTCAGGTGTAGTTACAGGTGATTGCATATTGTCAGGAGAAACCTGACCTCTAAGCGCTGCAATTATATCCTGAGATTCAGAAGCTCTTACTTGTTCTAATATTGCTCTTCTATCTTGATTTGTTAGCATTATTATTTGCTATTTCTTTTTTACTTGCTATATCTTCTCTTTTAACTGCATTAGACTCCATATCGCCTTGCATTTTTAATTGTAGTGCTTGTTCTTTTATATCTAATTCTCGTTTTTTAAGCTCAAAGTCTTGTATCATCTTTTCTAGATTAAGAGAATTAGCATCTGTTTGATCTTTAGATTCTGCAGCTATTAAAGCTATCTCAATATCTTTTTGCCTATCTTTTTCTCTTTCAATCATATCAGCTTCTAA